GCGTCACGCCCTGCTGCTTCAGCCGGTAGAGCCGGTCCCAGACGACGTGCCTGGCCTCGCAGGTGTGCCCCTCGTCGCCGCCACCACAGACGGCGCCGTAACCCCGCCAAGCAACGAATCAAAAAACGACGTGTTCATCCCGGCGTAGTTGTGAAACAGCGGATCGCCCGCAGCGCCAGCAGCCGCACCAGCCTCCAGGCCCGTCGACGTCGCCGTCCCGAACAACTGGCGCAGATCCGGGTGGGTGACGACGTTCGAGCCCTGCAGATGGGCGGGAACACCCGGAGTGCCTGGGGTGCCGCCCGTGCCGCCGCTCGTGGCGGTTCCGATGCGCGCGACCTCGAGGAAACCCTTACCGCCACGGTGGATCTTGTTAGCGATCGCGCCGTGAAGGTCGATCGTGTACGCCTTGCTGCCCTGCCCCGAGCCGACGTCGCTCTTGACGATCGTGTACGCCGGATGACCAGCACCAGCGCGCACAAGGATCGGCGTGGCCTTTTGGCCGAACTGCGGATAGCCCATCCCATAGCCCGTCGTGTCCTTCAACCCGAGCAGCTCGGTCAGGTTCGGATGCTCACCACGATTGGTCCCGGCCTGAAGTAGCTCAGCGAACGACATGCCGTTGTTGTAGGTCTGCTTCGGGTCGCTGCCGGCATCGACCGTGAACCCGGTCTTGACCCAGCCGCCCTTCGCGAAGTGCGGCATCTGCGCCTGAAGCGCCTGCTCCCTGGGCACCCCGGCGGCCAGCATCGCCTGCCCCGACCCCGTGAAAATCTCCGTGCCCGACGGCAACGGCATGAACACACTGTCCCTGGGCTCCGGGCGACCGGGCACCATGAACTGGTTGCCGTCAGGGAGCACGCCTAGCTCGCCGGGGGACAGCATTTCGGGGACCAGGCCGCCGGACTGGAAGCGGCCGCCGGCGCGGCCGTGAGGAAGCGCTTGACCGACCTGAGTGCCGATGTTGCCGATCGCACCGGCCGCCGAGCTGGCAGCCGTTTGGAACGTGGTGAGCTTACCGACGAGCTTGTCGAGCCCCGAGACGAGTCTCTGCACCCCGGCGCCGGCGGCGAGGCTCATGCTGCGAGACATCCCCGCCACCGCACCGATAACGGAGTTGATACCGGTACGGATCGGCGGGAAGCGGGCGCCTAGACGACCCAGCGCAGCGGTCGGCTTTAACGTCGCCGTCCCGAGAATCTTCATGTTCCCGGTCAGCAGAAGGGCGTCGTTACTAATCTGCTTGAAGGCGTGGTGTACGAGCCCCGAATGAACGTATAGCTCATGGAGCCCTCTGGTCAGCGGGTTGAGGGCAAGCTGACTGTCCTTCAAGTTCTGGATCGCGCCGCCGAAAAAGCCCTTGTCCACGACATTCTTGATCCCGTGGACGGCACCCAAGACAACGGCCGCGATGGGTACGATGCGGCCGAGTGAAGCGCCGAACAAGCGCGCACCCGCCGCGCCCTCCCCGGCCGCAGCACCCGCACCACGGAACAAGCCGGCAACCCTTGGGCCGACGCGCACAAGCGCGCCGAAACCCGAGAAGAGAAGGCCCACGCCCCTTACAACGGCGCCAATCGGAACGGCGATCAGCCCTATGATCGCGCCGAAGGCAGCGAACTCGACAACACCCTTCCTCACCGGCGCCGGCAGCTTTTGAAAAGCGGTCGCGACCTTGCCGACATCCGTTGCGATCTTTTCCAGCACCGGGATGACCACAGGGGCGAGCGCGGCGCCCATCTTGATCGCCGCAGCAGCCGCCTCGGCCTTCATCTTCGCGAACTTCTCAGCGGTCGTCTGCTCGGTTTTCTTCCACGCCTCGTTGAACTTCTTCGCGCCGTCGGCCTTGCCGATCAGGTCGAACTTCTTTTTCAACTCGTCCGCGTTTTGAACCAGCGTGAGGATGCCCGAGCTGGTACGCCCACCGCCGAACGCATGGCTGATGACCTGGGCCTGCTTCGTCGCGGACAGCCCCGAGCTATCAAGATGCTTTTTCAGGTCGAGCACCGCCGACGGCAGCCCGCCGCTTGAGCGCATGTCCGTCGCGAGCTTCGTCGAGGTCAGGCCGATCGACTGCAGCGCCGTGACCGCCTTCGACGTCGGCGCGGCCATCAAGCTGAAGGTCATCCGCAACCGAGTGGCAGCCGCCTCGGCAGGCACACCACGAGCAGTCATCACGTCCAGGGCCGCGCCCACGTCCTTGAACTGCAACCCGAACGCCTTCGCGGCCGGCAACACCCCAGTCGAGAGCGCGCCAGTTAGATCC